TCAGATGCAAGTGCCTACCAGAGGGCAGTTCCTGCCACTCAGATGCCTTGCCAAAGCTAACTCGTGCAGCATTCACTACGCTAAGGTCGGACCCCATGTGGTCAATCAAAGTCGCTGCTATCATCGTCATTCTCCATATTCTCTAGGATCTTTTCATTGAGTATTCGGTCGATACGCAGACCATGGATCGCGGTTAGCACCACATGGAATCCCCACAGGCCAATCAGGCCCGTGAGAATCCACGCGAGAACTGCTAGTGCCCACATCCCGAATTCGTTTGGGGTCATGTCACCTCACAGGACACACTCCAGATGCACACTCATCAGACACAAGTTCCTCAAGTGTGTTTGCGTCATCTAGAGTTACTGGTTGAAGGTTAGATGCATAAGCATCATGCACCTCTTTCGTCACCACTTCTTGTGGCAGATAGAGGTAGCCAAGGTCTGCGGCTGACTTGGTGGGGTCGTCACGCAGAATGAAGGATACCCCCACATAGGAGTCCCAGTTTTCATACAGCCACTCCACAATGTCATCGACTTCTTCAGGGCTGTAGCTGATGGTGACAGAACAGTTCTGCTCGACATAGTGATCCATCATCATCTTGTAGCGGTCTAGCTGAGTAACAGCGGACTCCATGTTGACGTGGACACCGTTGACAACATCGAAGCTGACATCGGCCCACTCAACGGGGAACGTAACCAGCACCGCGTCTGGATCGATGGGGTTATCCCACACTCGGTAACCAGCCGCCTTCAGCTTTGGCAGGATTGGGTCGTGCTTGCTGAAGTTGACGTTGTTCAGGATGTATCGGCCAAGCGGCTTGTGAACACCCTCGGTCGTGTCCATCACCTTCGACAAGGTGCCAGACGGTTTCACCGTGGTGACGTTCTTAGGGCGTGGCATCGACAGTTCATCAGCCATCGAATAGGCAGCTTGAACCACAATGTTCCGCAGTGACTTGAAGTCATACGGGTCCATGTGGGCACGAGCGACACCAGTGACACCCACACCGCAGAGACGCAGGAACTCGTTGTTCTGGTCCCACGCATCTTGCAGCACACCATCGTCAAACGAGACGCAGGTCTGTCTGTAATTCGCACGGGCAACGAGACGTGCTGCCTCAAACAGCGAGTGGCTGTCACCTTGGAACTTGGCGAGGTCGATCTCACAAAGGTTGCACACGCTCTTATCACCGAGCAGAATCTCAGCGCATGGGTTGACCCCGCTGAACCACGGCGCACGGGCACGAGCCGCAGCACCATTGATGAAACCTGGCTCAGATCCACCAGCATCCAGCATCATCTGGAAGAGTTCACCAAGATCACCAATCGATGGCTTGTGCCAGAAGACAAGACTGTTGTTGGACTGTGCCCGCTGCGGGTTACCTTCCCAGTATTTGTCTTTAGCCTTGGCGAACTCACGCCACTCAGGATCACCATAGTCGTAGATGGCGATCTCTGCGGATCGACGCGACGACAGGACAGTCCCAAGCCAGTTGACGATATCGAGGATGTCCATCGCCTTCAGCAACTGACCCGCTCGTTTCGACATGATACCAGCAATAGCCTCAAAGGCACGAGCGATTGCACTATCACCAGAAGAGATCCAGCCATAGCCAGCAAGACGCTCACCAGCAGGTCGGATCTCCGAGAAGTCTAGGACCAGAGTTTCTGCTGGGTGTTTACCTGCAAGCAGCTTACCGACAGACTTTGCCCACGCTTCTGCACTGTCGCCAACGCGGATCGTCCACGTCTTGGTCTCAGCACACCACGTCTCGACGTTGCGGTCATACCCACCTTTCTCGTCTCGGACAGAGCGCACAACCTGCACATCCTTGATGGGCTTGGTAAACCCGCTGAGTGTGCCAGTGATGGGCTTAAAGCCAACACCACAGCCTTGCAACAAGAGCCACAAGATATCCACGATATCACTGACGGTCTTTGCATTGGTGAAGCTACAGTTGAACTGCGAGGCTTCACGCTTCTTCGCAACATCAGTGCCACCCAACCACAACGTGCGACCAGACATAGAGACCTTACGGTCCCTCATCAGTTCGCCAAGTTGTGTCAGTTCTGCCTGTTGCTTTTTGTTCAGGGCGTGTCCCTGTGCGCGTTCCCAAAGCCACTGCTGGTGGCCGATCACGCGGTCTACTGTTTGATCCCACGTTTCGAACTCTGTCCCCTCCGCGTTAAGAGGACGGTTGTATGTTCGACGGGTGACAATTTGAGCGCGGGTAGATGTCATTAGACGAGATCTCCAAGGTAAGGTGGTTGATAGTGTGGTCCTTTCTGCACCTTGCCATTGGCGTCATAGGTGGGACCGTCAGGTAGGAACTTGGACATGTTCGACTTGTGGACGCGGATATACGCTTCCTCTAAGTCGATCCCAAACGTGGCGGCAAACCCACTGAGTGTGTATTGGACATCCGCCAGTTCCTTGACGAGGTTCATCAAGGTTGCCTTGGTCGGGGTGTATTCCCACACCATCTCGTCATGTAGCTGATCAACAGCGTCTTCGACCTCATCGACCTCACTGCGTAAAAACTCAAGGCGACGACGAAGTTCTTTCAGGTTCGTTACGTCCGCGCCCAGTGGATGCTGGGCGAGGTTCGCAAACTCTTCATAGATCTTCTCGCGAGTTACTGTCTTCGTCATGCTTCTTCCTCTTTCTCTTTGCAGCGGTCGATGAGCCTTTCGAGATACCACTTGCATTTCTCGATGTGCTTGCTGGGCGGGAGACCGTCTCGCTTGGATCGGTATCGGCTGACATACTTGATGATGTTGGCAACGTGGACTGCTTCGTCTCCGGGGATGTCTCGGCAGACGCACTCGATGTAGTCGATGGTTTCGATTCCGCCTCTGAACTTGTAGTGTTCAGGGTTGATGGGGTCATCCATCGTGGATGGGTTGGATGCCATAGCCTGACTTCTCCTGTCTCAAAGTTGTAATCTTCAAAGCGCAAGATGCGGGCCAGTCGAACCATCGTGAGTGCATACTCACTGGTCAGACCAGCATCAATGAACTGCGCTTCGATATCTCGCCACATCATGCCTTGCCGTGCCGCACCTATGATGGCGTCTGCCTTCTTAGGTCCGATACCTGGTATGCCCCGATAGTTGTCGGTGCTGTCACCAGTCAGTGCCTGTTTGAACATAAGCAGATCCGCCATCCCCGCGTTCTGCTTGAGGGGGCGGCGCATCTTGTCAGGGTTCAGCCACTTTGCAGGGACTGTCTGCATGTCCTTATCGATACTCACAATCACAGGATTGGGGAGTTCTGGATTAGTGCCGTAAATCCCCATGACATCATCTGCTTCCAGCCCACGATACTCCAAGTATCTATAGGATTTCTTCAGATGTTCGATGACATCGGACAAGGCAGGAGGGCGTTCTAATTCCCTGCGCTGGGCCTTGTATTCTGGGTAGATGTCGTGCCGGAAATAGGTGCGAGACGAACACGAGAAGCAGAGCAAGGTGACGTGTGGTTTGACATACTTTGTCCACATCGACACCAAGTGGTCTGCTTCCCTGATTGCCACCCGCGAGTCAGCAACAAGTTCTCCATTGATCCTGTCCTGAACCTTGGCGGCTGCTCTGAACGCGATGATGTCCGCGTCTATTAGTGCTGTTGTCATTAGGTTCCTCAGTGTGTTTCACGCCAGTTCTCCCCAATGTCGAAGCTGCCCGTGGTGGGACAGCGCAGCCCAAGACGTTCACCCGCCACCTCGATTGACTTGGCGAACAAGGCACCGATCTTCTCGGCGTGTTTCGGTTCGCAAGACAACTGCACTTCGTCATGGACGTTAGCGCAGTAGTGGAAGTGGACAGGCTTGTTGTCCTTCACATACCCCTCAGAGACACAGAGATCATAGTGGAATACCTGAAGAGCCTTCTTCATTAGGATGGCCCCTGCCGATTGAAGCAGGAAGTTAAGTGCCGAGTGTTCGGACTTGATTGGGATACGCCGCTTATCAACAGCCTTGATGAAGCCGCGCGCCGCCTTCTTCTTCACGAGAGTAGACAGCTTACCGAGACCGTTGATGCCCTCGTCCATACGCTTGCGGGCTTCCTTGCCGCTGCGGATCTTACCATTACTCTCGCGCAGGATCTCAGTCAGCTTACGGTCGGAGGCCCCATACAGGTATGCGTATGTCACACGCTTTGCAGCATCCCGTGACACACCGACAAGATTGGCCGTGCGTGAATGCACGTCAGTCCCATCGTCCTTGCTACCATACAGCAGGGCATCACGGTATTCACCGCCATCGAACAGACCGAGGTAAGACGCAAGCATCCTGAGTTCCAATGCATCCGCATCACAACCGACCAGCTTGTGTCCTGCATCAGGCAACCAGACAGCCCGCATACGCGGATCTTTCTTGTCTACCTGTGCCATGTTCGGCCCAAAGTGGGCGCACCGATGCGTTGCTGCACCGATAGTGTTTACCCTGCCGTGGACGTATCCATTGCTGTCAACACACTTGAGCCACCCACTGTCCCCCTCGCTGATCTGTGAGAGTTGCTTCTGGCATCGGAAGTATCTAGCCAGCAGCTTTGCCTCTGGATAGTTCAACGCACCGAGAACGGTTTCGTCAATCTGAGGCGCACCTGTTGGGGTGTATTTGCTGGGAACCCAGTTATACAACTCGGTCAGGCGCTCCGCGATCTGCTTGCGTGAGCCAGGATTGAACACCTCGATCTTATCCTTGAGACGCTTGCCTGTTTTCTCAGACCAACGCTCAATTGTCTTAGGCGGAAAGACCTCTTGGAGTTCGTTCTCAATGTCTGCCATCTCTCCACGCAGTTCAGAGGCTAGAGAGACACAGGCATCGACATTCAAGCGGAAGCCGTGCTGTTCCTGTAGACCCATGACATACGCAAAGTCATGCTCAAGACGGATGGCGTCAGACCATTCGTCCTCGACCTGCGCCATCAGCTTCTCATAGACGCGCTGGGTTACCGCTACGTCATTGACGCAGTAGGTTCCCATCTCATCAGTGAACTTCGACCAGTCATCATACTCTGTCTTTGGGTAGCCGAGTGACTCCCCCCAAGCTGCCAGACTGTGTGACCTCGCCGTTGGATTAACCAATCGGCTGATGATCAGAGTGTCCAGCACACGCTCACGCATGTGTATCAAAGCGGGGAATTGATCAGCATAGAGTTGA